TCTTATCATATATTCGATTGTTAATAGGCAATTCTGTAACTAACCATTTTAAACTTTTATGGTCAATATAATCGCCTAAATTTACTTCATTCTCTCTTGATAAAACCACCCTTTTATTATCGTCTGATGTGGATTGTATGATTGCATCAGTATCCACGCTATTTACTGTAATAGGGTAAGATTCAGGAGATTGTTGAAGTAATTCATCGAAAGCACCATATTGTCTTTGAATCTCTTCTCTTTCAAAACCTGACATATGTTTGTTATTCATTAAATACCATTCCGTAGGCATTTAAACCACCTACTCAAATGAGTTATTCTTCATACGACTGAACAACTTATCAATCTCTAATTCCAACTCTTCATGAGTTTTCATAATTGTTCGTTTACTATCAGCCATAGAAGTTAGTTTAATGTCTTTTCCAACAATGTTATTCAGTTTAAGAACACGATCACGCTCTCTTGATAAATAATGTTTATACATTAGTTTACCTAGAGCAGATTTTTCAATTTGATTTAAGTCATTATTGAATGTTTCATTAGTAGAATCATAATTCACTTCATACAAATTTAACTCAAAATCTGCAACTGCCTTCAATAAGAATTGATTTTCCAAAGAAGAATCTAATGCAGTGGGGGATTGAAATTCTGTATGAAAGTTTGTTATTACTTCACTTTTAGGGGTAGTCATTTAAACACCCCTTCCTTATTTATCAAATTTGTAGCCAGTGTATTCTTCAATAAATTTGATTTTTTCAAAGTCATTTAGTTTTTGACGCTTGGCTTCTTCAGCTAAGAAATTCTTTTCAGCATTTGTTTGAACCTTTTCTTTTACATTCTTTTCAAATGAAGATTGAGTTTTGTAAGCAAGCAACTTCTCAACTGTTTCCTTATCAAGAACTTCTTGTTTTGATTTTGCATCTTCATCTTCAAAACCGACTAAGACACGAGTTTCCTTGTCATCAATATAGATACGAGCATGCGAACCCTCACCATCAGTACCACCGAAAAATTTAGAACCGTTAAATACTTGTGCTTGAATTTCTGCGACTGTTAAACGAGTCTTACCGTTTGCTTTTAAGCTAACTTCTCCGTTTCCTTCTTGCCGTGGAAAAGATAATCTCCAGTCACAAAGATTTTTTACCCATACTTTTTTATCAAGATTTTCACTCATATTTTACATTCTCCTTTTACTCTTTAATATAAATTGAAAAAGGGAGGAGTAACCCTCCCTAAATTAATAATTAAACACTAGGTACTTCAAAATTGGTGTCAGATACTAGACCGATCTCATGTTCACGTCCCTCAGCTACACCTGCTCCAATTTCTAGGTCGAAACGAGACATTTCACGACCACTTAGAGGGTCAAGACCTGTAGCTGAAGTTAAACCACCACGTTGGAAGATTTGAAGTGGAGAAACTGCACCTTGTGGCGCAAAGAACAATAGACCTTCAGGAAGAAGTGTTTGGAAGTTAGAACCGTCAGCAACTTTCTTAGTAAGGTCATATTGGTTAGGTAGCTCGATAACAGCAGAGCCGTTATAAGAGTTTAATAGACCAGTATTGCGAATTTCTTCAAGTGCTGCTTCTGGAACATTAGCACCTGTTGGAGTATTTACAGAATAACCATTAAATCCATTAAGTTGAGAAACAACAGAATAGTCACCCATGATGTTAGGACGACCAAAACGACGAACATCTTTAAGTGTGTTATCTACAGCAACCTTTGTTACACCGTCAACTTCTTCAAAATATTTAACACCTGTAGCATTTTTAATAGCGTTATACATTTGAGAAATAATGTAATAAGCAGCTTTATTACGGATATCGATACGAACTTGTTCTTTACCTTCAGCAACTTTATCAAGATTTCCAGACATAAGTTCACGGTAATCAATTGCATAACCACCAGAAATAGTCTGAGTTCCGATTGGGTACTCTTTCCATTCCGTAGTAGCGAACGGTACGTCACCTTGACTAGCTTGGAAGTTAGAGCGTACAGATTCATGGTTATAAGTTTTCATCATTGGTTGTTCATTATATCCGATAGTGCGGAAAGTCCCCATGAAATCAAACAGTTGAACTTCTTTCTGAAGATTAGGCATAATAGAGTAACGAACGATTTCGTTAATTTCAGATTTAGCCATAGGGTCGCCTTTAGCAGCACGTTCAGCTAATTCCTTAACATGGTTCATCGTCTTATCTACTTTTTTACCATACTTTGATACATCTTTACCTTCTGTAAGATCAGAGAAAATCTCTACTGCTGGTGAATTTTGTTTTAAGTCTTTGTTTACAACAAGAGCATCTTTACGCTCTTGGTTTAATTCATAATTAAACATTTATTTTTGCCTCCTAATAATTTTAATCTGTTATGTAATAATTTTTATTTAATTAGTTGATAGTAACTTTAACTAATAGACCATTACCGCCAAGCGTTGTTTTCTCAACAATTTCGAAGTTGACTTTATAATCTGCAGCAATAATAGAAGTCCCATCAGCTTTAACCCAATTGCCCGAACTGTCTCCTGCAGGAACTAGTACATCATTTACCGCTAGGGTGGAATAGTCGTCTACAAGAACCGTCTCATCAAGTTCAGCCAATAGATTATCAGCGTCAGTTAGAAAGTCAGCTTTTACATATTCACCTTGCTCAACTTTAAAGTCTGCAGAGTTGCGAACTTCTGGCTTGTCAACGATATTGTTAACAACATGAATCGCTCCTTGTGCTTCCGTAGCAGTAGAAGGTGTAGTAGCCGTTCCAGCCACCTCATCTACAAGAACTGCTTGACCTACCATAAGGTCGGACTGTGCTTTAGTACGTGGATTGTTTTTCACATGCTGCAATGCAGCTAAAGAATAAAATTTAAACATTTATTAATATCCTCCTTGAATATAATTTGAAACCTAAAATAATTTAATAGATTTGATTAAAAAATACTGTCGTCTTCGTTGTTATTAGTTTCTACAACATCAGCAAAGATGTCATCAGCTTTGCTAGAGTTTTGTTCATTTGATGGATTTTGCTTCTTACGTTGCTCAACCATAGCTTGTGCAATAGAAGAGTTAATCTCATTGACAATCTCAGTCATTTTTTCTTGAGAAGGTGCTTGATTAAACTCATTAACCTTTTCTTTCACAACTTCTTTCTCATCATCAGTGTAGCTAGAAAGTTTTTCATTAAGTTCGCCTTTGAGACGTTCATCTTCTTTGTCTTTCTTAAACTGACGAAGTTCATTAAGTTCAGTTTCCATTTCAGAATTCTTTTCTTTCATTTGATTTAACTCGGAGTCAACTTCTTTTTTGCTTTCAACAAGAGTATTTAATTCTTCTTGCTTACTATTAAGTTCACCTTGAACCTCATCAATCTTGGAATCCTTTGTCTTAACATCGTCTTTGAGACTATTGATTTCCGTATTCTTTTCATCGATCTTATTATTAAGATCAACAACTGTCTGTTCGTTTTCTTTGCTCATTTGTTTACGAACTCCTTTCTTTTGGTTTAATTCTAATAAAACTGCCGAATCGTCAGCAGGTTCTATTCCTAATATTGCAGATCCAGAAAAATCAAATATACGGGGGACACGACCTATTTCCTTCCATCCATCTTCGTATGTAATATACTCATGACCTTCTTTAGCACTTATTTCTACGGATGTGTCAGGCATCTTGCTGTCGTACATTTCACTTTTCAGCCATTGAACAAATTTAGGGTATCTTTGATTAAACAAATAACCCTCAGCAATTAACACTTTCTTTTGCTCACCGTTGATTTCAACTGTATCTACATAACCTCTTTCGGTAGTACCAACTACAACCGAATCTTCAAAAATAGGAACACCATCTTTGACATCGGTCAATCCGTGACCAAACGGTTCATCTTTTTCCCACTCGTCTAAAAATTCAGCAGCAATGGGCATATTTACCATACTTTCAAGGTTGGCATTGATATACTCTTCTTTCCATGTGATACCATTCTTGTTATGTTCATCAATTGAGTTATGTAGTTCAAGAACAACCCATTTCACGTAAGTACGACCTGCAAATTTCTTACTTTGATTTATCTCAAGAACTGTACCTTTCAACTTTACACCTCCTTTCATTACTCAATTGGATTAGCACCTGTGTCTTTATTTTTCATAGTGTTAGGGTTATCAGTGTCATTGTCCACAGGTTTTTGATCTTCACTATCACTTCCGTTTTGAGTAAATGAAATAGGGTGAGGAGGGTACTTTTGATCAAAGTTAGCATTATACTCTTCATCCATAAGAGACAAATAGACATCTGGATTAATACCTGTCGCTGCTATCCATGCTTGCAACGATCCTGAACCATGAGTATATAAATCCTTTAGATGTTTAACTTGATCATCACGATTAGCGTGAGTGATAGGTAAATATTTTACTTCAATATAATTCTGCCTATCTTGAATTAAATTAGCATTAATAACCTTGTTAAACTCCTCCTCAATTTGCTCTAACCATGAAAAAATCTCAGCAGATATTAGTTGAATATTGGATTTTTCGGAAGATACGCTACCTCCATCCCCATTCAACATTGACGCTGAGAAACCCAAACTTGCCGATATTCTTTTAATTAATTCGTCTTGATTGTTGACGTTTAGTAAGTCTAAATTTGCTTTAAGTTTTTCTATGCTAGTTCCTGCCGCAACTGAAAAGAAGTTAATTCCTTGTTGTAAACCTTTGGCAAATAGGGCAGATTTGATATTATCATGTTGTGCTTTTTGTTGGTCTTGTGTTAGTGCAGACGTTCCTTTTTCTTTGCCTTCAGGAAAAGTTTGGTATATTACGGTAGTGTTTACTTCGTCTAAAACATTTCGCTTTGATTCTGTAAAATATTCATCATATAACATATCGACAAATGCTGCCATACCAATAGGACGACCCCATTTATCTTCAAGTTTGGCTCTAACTTTGTATGCCATAGTTTTGTCATTATTTAAAACAGCCCAACGTTTATTTCTATCTTGTTTGTAAGACCTATAAGCATCTCGGATTTCTTTAGGATAACGTCTTAATTTTTTAGAACGACCATTGCTAGTAAACTGATCAAAATACATGCAATCAAAAGCAACTATATATGAAGAGTTTTTAAATCCAACAATCCTACAGTAATCAGTAGGAAGGGGAACGATAGCACAATTAAAGTCCATTGCATTAATTTCAGTCATTTCTTCAACATCTACATCAGACAAGTAATTCGGCATAGAATTAGGCTCTGAGACATCGAAATAATAAAAAGCAGTTCCTTCAGTAGCCATCTTGAATAATTTGTCTCGAACAGTATTCTTTTCTTTAACTTTTCTTAATGCCTCAAGGTATTTTTTACGTGCTTTTTTATACCTCGAATGAGAACTGTCACGACTAAACACAACACGGTCAAGAGTGGGGAGGGAAACCATGTAATCAACAACGTTGGTGTAAACACCATTAGAATTGTATAGGACTCTTGATACATTCCTCAATTCTTCGTTGTATGTATTATGGTCTTTTAACCAACCTTTTACAGTGTCGATATTAAAAGCTCTGTAACCTCTATGGAAATAAGTTTGTAATTGTAAATCATTGTAATTTATTTCATAAGAAGGCTGACTTTGTTCTTTGTTCAATAAATTCACCTCCTAATTTCAAAAGTTAATTATGGTAAAATGCAAATTCATAATCAGATGATTTATCTCGATTCATCTTATTCTCTTCTTCTAATTCTCTTATGTAATGGAGTCCGTAACCTAATGCTGTAACACGGTCACGTTTGGTTGATTTGCTAATTCGCCCATACACAATATTTCCATGTTCGGAAGATTCTTGTTTTGTGTTGCCTAATTCTTGTATCAATATGTCAGTGTTTACGAACATAGAATATTGTTCTTCTGTTAAATCCCCACCTTGGAACTCTGTATCCACTGATGCTGAGTTAGCTAGAAGTTTTAAAGTTCCATCCTCAAAACACTTCTTCATATAGGTATGCATACTGTTATTCAATTGGTTTGTAGCAGATATTCTACGTATCAAAGGTTGCGCATTTTGTAGCCCCATTCTTTCTTCGTCGTCATCAGGGACTAGAGGTGGATACTCAATAACTTCATTCTTTTCATTTGTGTACTCCCAAGTTTCATCAAGCAAAGAAGGAAGTGCTTCACCATTACCACGTACATCAATTACCAATTTAATAGTGTTAGGAAACTTAACAAGCATTTCACGTAAAAACTTTGCTTGGTTAGGTAAGGAAATACCTTTGTGTGTTCTCATATAGACAATTTCTTTATTGTACATCCCATTTGGTTTTTCTTTTAATTTAATAACAACCGTACAAGCATTGTCACTGTAGTTATTATTAGCTAATGCAACGTCATGAGAAATAACATATTGTACCGTTGATTTTCTAGGTTGTTTTAACTCACTATTCTCTAGAACTCGTGAGCCTTCGGTTAAATCATAAGGGTAGAAACTCTCATTTGAATTACCTACAAAAACTGCTTCATATTCATAGGCAAATTTATCAGATGTCATTGAAGGTTTATTCTTTTCAGATTGTATATCGTCTTCATAAAAAATGCCTGCATTTACACCTACTTGGTAGGGTAAAGTACAGACAAAGTAATCTTTATCACCTTGTTTCATATGGTTGTAATGGTTTGTAAAACGTTCATATAAATCACAGTTTTTAAGATAGGCTGAACTAATGTAAATAACTTTACCTTTTTCAACAGGCAACTCATCATTTGGAAATTTCATTGACAGGTCAATCATTGTCTGACGCTTAGTCTTCGTCATAGGAATTAAAATTTCTTCCATCACGCTATCTTTTACCAATCTTGCCTCATCAATCAGCAACTGGTGAAATCTCCATGAACGTGCATTTTCTCCATCATGTCCTAACACAATTGCTCTTATTTCAGAACCGTTTTTAAAATGAACAACACAATCATCTGAGTTAGTTTTGATATTAACAATCTCTCGTTGAACATTTTCATTTTTATATAATTCACCTTTAATTTTCTGAATGATAACGTTACGAGCCTGCTGTCCCTTGCCAGATGCGATGCCTAATTTAATTCCTTTATATAGACACGCTGTACAAATAAAAAACACAGCACTGAGGTAGGATTTTCCCAATCCACGACTTGCAATAAACATTGATTCTTTATAATTAGCCATCGCTCTTAGAATTAATCTTTGGAATGGGTATAAATTAATACCTAAAATATCGACTGCGAACTCATCAATATGATGCCTATAATAAGA